TCTGAATTTAGTGTTATTTTCTTATCAAGCAGCTTAATCATTTAATCTCCATATATGTGCGTTCTTACCATAGCTACTCTTCTGTAACTCATCGGTTTTAGTTAACTTACCAGCTTTAGTTAAAGTGTTTATAGCTCGTCTAATGCTAGTGATTGGCCATGCTTTGTTTAAATCTAAACATCTTAACTCTATATCTTCAGGTGAAAATCCATGAGTTGGATTCCATACAAACATTTGATATATTAACTCTTCTTGTTTTGCTGTTTGTATCCAAGATGACCTTAATTGTGGGCCAGTCTCTTCATTTGTGTTGTAATATGTCATTTCTCATCCTTTCCGTAATTTAATTCTCCAAATTTTGTTACTTTACCGTTTACCATCTTAGCAAACTTCTCTGCATGTTCTTCTTCATTGAAGAATTTACTTACATCTTCATCTGCAATGTTAAAATGTACTACATATCTGTATCTCATTTGTTCTCCTTGATTATTCTATAGCCACACCCCGTGAAAATCACATGGTCAGACGCAAAACCCATGGAATGTGGCATAGAAGTGATAATATATAGTAGAATTTATGCAGTTTCAGTGACCCTGTGGTATGAACTCACCTGATTTCTCCCGTTGTTTAATAGCAGGCACTATTAAAAACTATATATTATCGTTTCGGTTTACTTATCTCCGCCAGTCTTGTCATTGCTGACAGCAGCTACTAGATCACCATCTTGTAAGCTGTATGAATTGCCTTTATTAGACCCATTCACTGCTACAGATGCTGAAGAACTGATAGTAAGCTCTTCTCTAAGCTCACATATTGTCTCTGATCTAACTTCTTGCTCTACGAAACCGCCACCGGCTAGTACTTTTATTGTTGGCATTTGATACTCCTTTAACTAGTTAACTTGTGAATTGCAGTCCTCACCTTCAGCCATATCGGGTGATCTGCTTTGTATTGCTTTTCGCAATTTTGTACTGTCCCAATTGAGACTTTATGCACTTCTGCTATAAATCTATACTTGTATTTATCAAGTATCCGCATTAATGCTATCTTTTTTCTTAACTTTTTTGGAAATGGTTTTCTTCCCCGCATCTTCTTCTCCTATTTTAGCTATTCTAAATAATCCTCTTACTTTATCTGGATTATTTTCATCAGTATGGTTTACAATTGCATCTACATACCCATCAAGATATGTTTCTGCCTCTATTTCTAGTGTAAACGGACGGAGAGGGTGATCAACGACCACCCCATCCCCATCCTTACAGGAGAACAAAACTGTATATTTATACTCAAATTCCATCAGCTTCTCCATTCTGACGCGAGTCATCCATTATTCTAGACACCCACTTCATATCACGTTGAACTCTAAGTTCACTTAGTCTTCGTTGAGTGGCTTCTATAAGTAATGGTGTGATTTTAACCCCATGTTCTGTAACATGTTGGTTCTTATTCTGAAGATATCTAAATTTCTTCAGTTGGTTTTGATAAAACTGAATTATCTCAGATTTATTAAGCATTGTGTGTCTCCTTTTCATTGTTGATTAAGTAGTATCTACCTGTTTCAATATTAAATCGTATATCATTATATTTATGAAAGTTACCCATTAATTCTTCGCAACATTGATTAAAGCTATGATGTGCAGACATATGATCTGATGGAGAACATAACCATAAATTAGATATATCATTGTTAGATTTATTCATATCTACATGATGAACCTGTTCATTAGGCGTTAATTTTCTTCCTAAATGTTCTTCCATTATAGATCTATGTTGATATATTTTTACTCTATGCATTCTACCTTTATATTTTCCGCCCAATCGTAATTTTCTAACCCTTTTAACAATGTATCCTTTTTGCGGTCCTTTAGTTTCCTTATACCAACCTTCATCATCTCTAGCTATCATTCTTGGGTTCCATTCATAACATTGAGTAAGTTTGTCTTGACATTTACGAGTACAAGTATTTCTTTTATGTTTACCTTCTTTTCTTTGGTGCTTTGCGCAGCTTGTTAAGCATTCAATTCCACATATAAAGCAAGTTACTGTAGTGCCATCTGGATTATATTCAGAATATATCGCTTGTGCTTTTACACCTGTTGATCCTACCCAAAATACTTCATGTCTTCCATCTTCTCTTAAATTATATGTTCTTGGATATTTTGTTGGCTTTCCCCAAGTATTTAAACTATTTTTTAAGTGTTCTAATAACATTTGTTCTCTCCTGTAATTGTGTAAGAGGCAAGACCTGCATCCTGCCTCGTTACGTTTAAAGTTGTGGTGCAGTGCAGCTTCTGACTATTGTGTCTGGATCTCCTAATCCGTCACCGTCATTGTCAACAAACCAAGCTTTTATACCTTCCCCTCCACACACACCACATTCATCAATATAATTGTCAGGACAATAGAATTTATCATCTATATCATCTCCGACTTGAACCCAATTGAGTGGTATCTCTGACTCTAGCATTGTAGTGTATGTTACACCATGCCAGAAGAATGTGTCATCCTTACCCTTCCAGGCTCTCATAATCTTGAAAGCCTCATCAAATGCTAGTTCATCTATATCTAATACCATAATACCATTAGTTACCTGAGGTTTAATCTTATACTCCTCGGTATCATAATAGTATTCATCTACCTCTTCAGGTTGTGTTGGCGCTGGACAATCTCGTCCCATATAGGCTAAGCCTATTAATATAGCACCCATTATAACCATACATATTATCATTATATTATCTTTTACTGCTTTCATTGTTACTCCTTTTGTTATTGTTTAAATAAATAGTTTATACATGCAGCTCCAATAGCTCCTAGTAATATTATAATCCAAAACCATATAAATATCATTGCAATAATAGTAATTATATCATTCATTATCTTCTCCATATAAGTATTCCATTATAGCTTCGCCAGCAAATACCTCATCTTTAGACTGATATACTATCAGTTCTGTATCAGGGTGACTATTGCATTCTTGATCTTCTATAATGTGTCCACATTCAGGACATATTGCAGTTATCATCATGATATCCCCTTTGTATTAAGTTGGTCAAACATACCCATTGCTACCATTAGCTCAGCTATATTTGCTTGATATTTAGGATATATACCTGATTCAGGTAATCTCCATACTATTGGATGATTGTCTCGTAATGTACGAGTTAATTCTAACCTAGCTAATAGATGTGCTATACCATTACCTAAGGTTCTCCAGTTATTATCATTGATGTCTATATCATCAAAGACAATTTCAGCTAACTCAAGAGTATCATCAAATAACTCATAATCACTCTCAAGCATAACTCTTTGAAACCAGTCCATACATCTCATATAATCCAATACTATTGCATCGTTATACTTGATCTCTTCACTGGTACTATTATATACTATTTGCATTGTTTCTCCTTTGTATTTAACTAATAGGAAGGACGCTCTGGGGTCATCTAAGTGACAAGGGAATAACTAAAAACCTTATACCAGAGCGCTCTATGAGATTTGTATCTCTAATTTTTGCAGGAAGGGTTATCTCCTCCCTGACCACTGCCGTGGATTTTACACACATACCAATTGAGTGCACCAATTAATATATGTATCCTAGAATAGTATAAGAGAGAGACTACAAGTTCTATAGGGTATCATGATAGATTACTGCTATTAACCTTGAACATGTAGTTTTACCCGCTAAAAGTTAATGCCCAAGTCTACTTCTACCGGTCGGTAGTTTCGCTAGCATTAACCTTGTAGGGCCATAACTCTCTCTTAATAATAGATAGCACGTCCTAATCTCCCCCTCTCAGACCATTGGAGTATTAAAGATATTCTAAGGTATAAGGGTGCGACCCCTATTTCGTTTTATAGCTTCATGAGCTAACCACTTATTCGGTACCTTTGTCAGACGTGCCACGATATCCCTGAAATTGGTCCTGGGATATACTTTTAATAGAATATGTCGGCAGAGTGGCGGTAAACGTGACACCATATAACCCTTCCATGGTTTAGTCTCAACAATGTAGCTATAGACTACTCAACATCACATGGTGTTAAGTTATACTTTTAACTCTTACTGGCTATGAACCAGCTTCTTGTTTACAATAGAACCAACATAATTTTGTTGCGGGAGAGGGATTCGAACCCTCAATCTCTTGGTTATGAGCCAAGTGAGTTGCCATTTCTCCATCCCGCTATAAAATAATAATTACTATTCACTCCATTTGAAATGTTTATAATAAGATCTATGTTCTGTATACATAAGCCCCTTTCTTTATAATTATATGACTGCGAACAGACTACTCAGGGCCGTCCCTTTCATCTGTTCTATCGCACGTTGGATATCTCTATAGTGGCCAGGTCAAGACACCTGGTGTCATCAGTCAATTTAGTGTGCTAACCATCCATAGTGGAAAGGCCAGAACAACATTTGTAATACATTTGGGGCACAATGATAGAGCCCAATACATAAATAAGAATATAGACTGACTATTATCATCAGCCTCTTTACGAATAAATCATACGATTGTTGTTCACTCATTACATTACCTCACTTTTAATTGGTGGGCATTTAACTTGTGTATAAGTGTTACGAACTTCATGAGATTTAATATAAGGATATTCTTCATGAGCATAAGAACCTGAGTTCATACGATCAGCAAGATCATCAGCATAGTCTTGAGCTTCACCTTCAGTAGTAAAGATAGCTTGAATACATGGGTCAAGATATTGATCATGAGATTTAGTGAATTTAACAGTGTCTGAATATACAATAAAGATAGTCATTTTATTTCCCCTGATTGGTATAAGTTTATTATAATAAGATACGTGAGTGTGCACGCACGATGGGCAATACACACTCGCTCTATATCAACGAACAAAAGCCCCGCAGGGCTCCCCCTTAGGCGGCAATTTGGATGTCAAAAGACTCTGCCTTAGCAGTAGTGACATACATAGTTGATAGCTCTTCAGCAGTAAGGTCAGTAACATTATGAGAGTTGTTATTCTCTATCTCATAAGAGATGCCATTATCAGAAGGCATTGTTACGCCTGTGAAGAACACAGTACAGGTACGATTAACTTGCTCACCAGCTTCAGTGACAAAGTTCCAGCGAATCTTGAATAGTTCGCCCTTAGTAAGTGTAATTGTTGTCATATCTTTCCCTTTCATTGGAATTGAAATTAACGGAAATTCGGAATTGAAAATCCGATTCATAGGGGTATGTGGCAAGTATTTAGCCACACATACAAATTCTATAATTTTTGAAACCTCTTGCTTTCTAATCTTTTTAATTCTAAATTACTGATAGATATGGATAACAATAACATCAACCTCAAAAAATTTTTTCAATATTTTCCAGAGTGCTAACTTGGGAGGATATGATTATACTATTGGTGGCTTCTCTACTGGGTATGGCCATGGACCGCATGGAGGATATACCGGTGTGTCCCCATTATTGTGCAGCAGATCATATGCATTCGTTTCGCTTTCCGACGCCCGAAGGGCAAGGAGGAAAGTGGGATTGTCAATCCGATTATTACGCAGACTGTGTAAAAGAGTTAGAATTAGCTCTAAGTCCCTGATATTACAGGTAGTTAACAGAATAAAAAAAGTTATTGCATTTTTAAGTTAAAGTATATAATATATATGGTATAAATAGGAGGTTATTATGAAGACTTACGTTTTAACTATAGAGTATAATGAAGAAACGGAGGAAATCGAGTATATCTCAGAGGAGATACTTGAGGATCATACTACCTTCCACTATAACAACATAGATGTATCAGAGTATTGGGATGAGGAAACATTAGAACTACTCGCTAACGGGTACATCTTCGGAGAGAGTTAAGGGTTTTAATAATTCTTTTTACGCAAACAAGCGTTTGCTAAAAGAATTGAAGTTTACAGGAATGGTTTACAGGATAATAGAAAGGATACTGTGATGGACCAATATGAGATAGAGCAATTAGTAGGTAATCTTACTAAGTCTATTGAGGATTTAACATACAGGATATACACAATGGAAGACAGCTTGGCGCAAATTAATGCGGAAGTTGAAGAACTGAAAGAACCACAATTGGAGGAAGAGAATGCCTAGTTTAGATGGATATAGTTTAAATGAAAAGATAGATAAGCTACATTTAGAGGTAAAAGAAGAGATAGTGAAGTTAAGGGAGGATTTTACTGAGCTATATAAGTATATGAAAGAATTACAACAAAAGGAGATCAAAGTTGAAGCTAAAAAAGAAGCCAAGCCAAAAGCCGGTAAAAAAGAAAAAGCCTCAACCGAGAAAGCCTAAATACGGTTATTAAGGAGATATAATGGCAGGTATAGAAGATAAGATATTGGAACAGATGATGCTGCAAGATGAAATATCAGGCATGAATGCCTTTTCTCAGCGTGAGCAAGAAAAGGGTCATGGATATGACTATATGTTTGATGAGCGGACTGGTTATGATAAGACTGAATATAATAGGTTTCATCAGTCTATGCCGTTCTATAAAGAGGCTAGAGATAAGTATGTCGGTAGGGATAGACAAAAATTTGGACGACTATCCTTCGAAGACTATGTAATGGGACTAACCCCAGAAGAAGGTTATATTACTTCCCTTGGTTCAGATGAGCCCTCTGAGGCAGCTTTAATGTGGAATGAAGCTTTTGGTGAGGATACTGAGCTAATGAAGAGAGCTGCATTGCATTATGGATCTATGTCTAATGTAAATGATTACCCCGATAAGAATACTGCTCCTTACCAGGAAGCGAAAAATAGTTACAAACAAGGAGAATAGATGGCAACATTAACACCAACACTAACATTGGCTAGCGCAGATGGCATTACAAATGAAACGCTATCTTTGAGTGCCACTGATAGTTTAACTACTACAGCTCCTACAGCAGGCCTATCAACCATTGCTGTTACTACCGTTGGAGCAAATAATATTATACAACCATCAACTGATGGCCAGACAAGATATGTATACATAAAGCATACAGCTAAAGATTCTGGAGGATCTGCAGTTACTACTACATTAAATATCGAGATGACAGGAGATGTTATTTTTGGTAAATTATCAGCTGGTGAGTGGTGCTTTTTACCAGTTGGAGGACATTCTTTAGGAGTACAATTAGAAGCGTCTAGTGGCACTATTGTTGCTGAATACGCTTATTGGACTAAAGGATAGAATGAGATTCTACCGTGTAAACGGTATAGAGCATAAAGTTTACGAGTCTGATGACATCCTTCCGGATGGGCTGATTGTTCAGTCGGACTGGAGGAAAGGGGTTGTCGGGGACTGGGTAAAAGCTGATGATGACTGTGTCTTGGAGGTATTACGCCAAGGCACTATGAAGCGTCAGAAGGGGAAGAAGCGAGAGGTTGCTTATGTTGGTACATGTACTGGGACATTCCCTGCCTATAGTGGTACCAAGATGGATACTTCTCGAAGATTAAATATTTATTCATTTGGAGGCGGTAAGCTTGCAGATGATGTACTAATACAAAGGGAGAACCTGTCTAAATGTGAGCAGGTTTTTGTTGTTTATTTAGCATCTGGGTTATGTGCACAAGATGCATATATGCGCGCATACCCCACTAATGATCCTGGATACGCAAAGTTTAAATCAGCACAGCTAGTTAAGACTAGCAGAATAAGGACAGCTATGAAAGAAGAACTTAAGCCAGTTTTAGAAGAGCTAGATATAGACGAGAAGTTTATTCTTAATAACATCAAGGAGGTTATTCTCTCATCTGAAAAAGATGATACTCGCTTAAAAGCGCTTTTTAAGCTGGCTGATATTATGGATATGGAAGATAAGACTAGGACTAGTACAACAACATTAGCCGTAGGCGCATTTAAAGGTTTTAGTGAAAATGCATTAGATGAGGTTCAGAGACCCAAAGAATTAAATGGCTAACATTAACCTTAATAATGTTTCTACGATGGAAGAACAGCTACTGCTTGCTAAGAACGACCTTATTGCATTCGGTAAGTTATTTTTACCAGATGACTTTATGCGATCAGAGACTCCCTTCTTTCATTATGCTGTAGCTGATAAGCTAAATGACCTATCTATTAAGCAGCTAGCAGTAGTATTGCCTCGTGGTCATGGGAAGACAGTATTAACTAAGTGTAGTTTATTGCATGATTTTGTCTTCGCAGAAGATCCATTATTCTACGGCTGGGTGGCCGCTTCAAGCAAAATTTCAGTACCAAATTTGGATTATGTAAAATATCATTTGGAATATAACGAAAGGTTTTCGTATTATTTCGGCGATGTTAAAGGGAGAAAATGGACAGAAGATGATATTGAACTTAAGAACGGTTGTAAACTCATTAGTAAATCTAACCTTTCTGGGATACGTGGAGGTGCTAAACTACATAAGCGCTATGACCTCATTGTTCTTGATGACTTCGAAGATGAAAACAACACAGGGACGCCTGAAGCTAGGTCGAAGATTGCTAACTTGGTTACTGCTGTTGTGTTTCCTGCTCTTGAGCCTGGTACTGGTCGTCTTCGTATCAATGGTACGCCTGTTCACTTCGATGCTTTTGTTACCAACATACTTAATGGGTATAATAAAGCACAAACTCAAGGGGAGCATTTTTCGTGGGATGTAATCACTCACAAGGCTATAATGGAGGATGGTACTCCTTTATGGCCCTCATGGTTTGGCCACAAGGAAATGGAGCGAAAGAAAAAGTTTTATGCGGACAATGGAGTTCCGCAAAAGTTCTATCAAGAGTATATGATGGAGGTGCAGAATGAAGCGGATTCTATCTTTAATAGGAACCATATTAAGCACTGGGATGGCAGCTTTTATAGGGATGAAGACACAGGCATTTCGTATGTTAGGACTGCTGAAGGTGATGAGCTTCCCATTAATGTCTTCGTGGGGGTTGACCCTGCTACTGATAGTACTCGTAGGGACAGTGATTTTAGTGTGTTACTCGCTTTGGGCGTCGATTCTAACAATAACTGTTATGTACTTGATTATCTCAGGAAGCGGTCTTTACCTGTCTTGGGGATACCGGGAGATAACAAAAAAGGGATTGTTGACTATATATTTGACTATAATAAAATATATAGCCCGAACTTATTTTGCATTGAAGACACAACTATGTCGAAGCCAGTCTTTCAAGCTATTAATGCAGAAATGCGTAGGCGCAATGACTTCACTGTTAAGTATACTGCAGAGAAGCCGGGTAACAGAATGTCTAAAAGGGATAGGATACAAGAAATATTGGCACAAAGGTTTGCAGTGGGTTCAGTCAAAATTAAAAAGGATCATTACGATTTGCACCAAGAAATAATTACATTTGGCCCTAGAATGGGCCATGACGATACTATTGATGCATTAGCTTACTCATGCAAGTATGCGCATCCCCCAAACTCTATGAAGAAGAATGATGAGGGTGTGTGGAGAAAGAGTGTACCTAAGCCTAAGAATTGGGCATTGGCATAATGGGCAAAAGAGAAGATTTGAATAGCTTAAAGCAAGCTATCCCAAGTATAGATTGGGATATTATCGCAGAACATGAGGGTTATAGTATAACTCCTGGAATGGCTTATTATCCCGGGATAGAAGGATCTGGAGTAACAATAGGCATGGGAGTAGACTTGTCAAGACAGTCACTAGGCCTTCTAAGGAAATATGGGCTAAAAGATCAAAACTTAATAGCTAAATTAGCTCCTTATTCGGCAACTAAGAGCTATAATGATGATGGCACTTGGAACCAAGTTGTTGGGCCTGTAAGCAAAAAGGCTGGAGAGATGCCTTTTCTTCAGATTTCAAATACGGAAGCTGATGAGCTCAATAAAGCCGTTGGTTTAGATATGTATGTTAAGACAGCAAAGAGGTATTCTAAGGAAACAAATAAAGATTTTCAATTACTACCGAAAAAGGTTCAGACAACAATATTAAGTATGACATGGAATATGGGTGCAGACTTTTCAGCTCCAAAGGCATGGGATGCAATTAAGAGAGAGGACTGGGAAGGGTTAGGGCTTGAATTATCTCAAGGCAAATGGTCAGACAATAAAGATCGAAGGGTTAACGAGGGTAATTATTTATTAGATTCAATTTATGATAAGCAATATAAAGAATAATGCCTGATATATTTACATTAGAAGATTTAACAGAAAAAATTCCATCCCAACGAGAAAAAGATGTGGATGAGCCAGAAGAAGAGGAGTAATAAATGGCAAATTTAAAAATAGAGCTAACAGAGAAGGTAAATGTTTCAGGGAAAAACGTAAACAATTCCAAGAGCCATAATATATCTGGCGTAAATAAGGTATACCAGGAAACCATTAAAGTCAGCAAAAGAGATTTTGGGAGTACATACCTCTTTGTTGCTGAGGTTCCTAGCAAAGCATATGATGACAAATCAATTTATATCGAAGCACATACTGATCGCACGTTCACTGCTACTGGTGATGGTACTGGGAGTAGTGAGGTTGTCACTCTTGATGCTGCTATTGATATTGATGTTCTAGATCAAGTAGGGGCTGCTGGCTCTGTATCTCCTGAGCTTAGATTAGGCAATACTGATTTAATTGGTGCGACGGACGCTCATGATGACGGTGCAGACGATAGAATACTTTCGGTAGCTGGTGACACTACATTTAGTCTTCCTGTTAATACTATATCTGGCAGCAATCAAATAATGTATTTTTACGGCAATCAATTTAGTGTATATGCTACCACAGTTAGTGGGCAAAAATATATAACTCATACCCACACTCAATCTGGTATTCAGGTAGGATTCAGAGTTACTGGAACTAATATTGGAACTAATGCAGTTATAACTAAAATAGTTAGCTCTACAGAATTTGAAGTAGACGTTGCATCGACAGGGAGTGGTACTAATGATATATTTTTCTCTGATACAATAAAAGTGACATTTGATGATGACGTTACTCAAGCTAATAGTACTAAGCATATAGCAGGTGTTTCTGGTATATTTGGAGCTGAAGATAACTTAACAAACAGAAAAGCAGTTCTAACATCCCTTAAAAAATCTCTAGATGCATGGGTTTCTGCTGGAGCCCCATTTTCAATAGGAGGAATCTCAGATAATGGAACTCTTCCTTATTTAAAGATTACACATACTGTTCCAGGACATAGTACTAAAGCAAGGGAGCTGTGGGGTAATATGATCAAAGCAGATCAATTATTTTCATCAGATAGAACTACATCTGCATTAACTAATGCTACTAACGCTTTTACGAATGATAGCGTAAGCTTAGTAACTCTATGTAGTTTTAATGATACTATTCCAGGAACACGGAGTGCATCTTTACCTACCAATTCTGCTGGAGGAGGATTCTCTAATGATAATGTTAAGTATACAAGAATCACTAATAATGGCACGTCAAATGTCATATTGTATTTACATGTAGGTGGTAGTGATTTAAAACTATCAGCAAGAAGAGGAACTAGAACTATAGCAAAAGAGTTATCTGCTAATATACAAGAAAATTATGATGCTAATGCATATATTATAAATGTAATTAAGCCAGGTGAAAGTAATGTGTACTTTGAAAATAAGATTGATGTTACACATTTTAATTCAATTGGTCCAGTGTTGACTGAAATAGACAATATATACGCAATATCGGAATCAGGCACTATAGATGGATCAGTAGAAGTATTTATAGCTGCTAAATAAAAGGTAATTATGGCAAAGAGAAGAGATAAAACGGCAGACAGAGTAAGACACTTATTTGATCAAGTGAACACTGCTAGTCGAGTTAAGTGGGAAAGAATTAACCAAAAAGGTTTTGACTTTGCTAATGACAATCAATTAACTGAAGCAGAACAACAGCATTTATCAGAACAAGGAATGCCTGATTTTACTATCAATAGGATTATGCCTGTGGTAGAAATGCTTAATTTCTATGCTACAGCTAATACTCCTAGATGGCAAGCTATTGGTGTAGATGCTAGCGATACAGATGTAGCGCATGTATTCTCTGATGTTGCTGATTATATATGGGACTTGTCAGATGGACAGACCATATTTTCTAATGCAATTAATGATGCTATTACTAAATCAGTAGGTTATTTACTTGTTACTGTAGATCCTGATTCAGATAACGGAATGGGTGATGTAGTAATTAAGCAACCAGAACCATTTGATATATTTGTTGATCCTAAGTCAAGAGATATCTTATTTAAAGATGCAGCATTTGTAATGATTCGAAAGATACTGCCTACTTCTCATTTAGAGAAGATGTTCCCTGATATGACTAGTAAAATCAAGAAAGCTTCTAGTAATCAGCAAACTGAGTATAATTACACTGAGAAGTCTCTTAAGATGCAGAAAGACTTTACCTATAAGGATATAAATGAGTCAGAATCTTTTGATCCTTCTACTGGGGAGAATGATACACTATTAGAGCTATTTGAGGTTTATGAAAAGATTAAAGTCGGTTATGTTAATGTATTTTATAGAATGCCACCTAACGAGCAGCAAATAGCACAGATACAACAACAAGTTCAAGTTCAAATGCAAGAGATGCAAGCAGAGATGCAAGTTCAAATGATGGAGCAAGAAAAGCAAATGGCTGCTGCTGTTGAGGCAGGACAAATGCTACCAGAGAGATTCCAATTGGAAATGCAAAAGGCTGCCAA